AAAAAAGCATGAATGATGCCCTGCGCTATCGCATGCTCAGGCAATTGGTTGACTACCCCGATCAAATGGATGCTGACCTAGATGAGCTTATACGAGAAGCAATTGAAAATTATCGAGCGACTGCACAGCCAGGCGCAAAATCAAATGAAAACAGATCCAGCCTTGGCAGATCAATACTTGCACGATCTGGCCTGGAATGTTCTGGAATTAAGAAAGAGACTACACGATGCAATGCCCGTATTGTCGAAACGAGTCAGGACGGTCTTACAAGACAACCGTCCTTGATACCAGGTCTTACTGGGAACCCAACAAACACAGATTTTATTTAGAGCGCCGACGCGAATGCAAAAAATGTCAAATACGATTTCTCACGATAGAGTTCTCACCATCGGTTCCACTACGCTCACGCTCCGCGAGTGGGCCAAGCGAGGAAAAGTAAGCTACTACACGTTGAAATGGCGTGTGGATCAAGGATGGCCTTCAGACCGCTTATTTGAGCGCAGGAACGCAATAAGTGGCGACCTGAAGGTTTGCAGTACTTGCCGCGACACAAAGCCTCTAGCGGCCTTCTATAAGCGTTGCAGGGGTGGTTACTACTCAGAGTGCAAGGCTTGTCATTCCAAGCGTGTTAGCGCAAGTACATTGGCGCGTAAATCGAAGGAGGCTTAAGACCTGCACCCTCTTCTCTTGCTTTCTTCGCTTTGTCATACAAGTACATGGCAGTCGGGCTTGCAGCAGCCGTAATTAATCCGGCACTACGCACGACAGGGTTGGGATAAAGTGCAGCCAATCCCCCTCCAAGCCCTGCTGCTGCAATACCGGCACCAACCATGTCATTGTCCTTCATGCGTCGTTGGGCTTCCATGCCACTTTCCATGGCTCCCATGCCACCTAAGGCACCAGCTATAACTGGCGATCTAAAGGGCACTGTGGCACCACGGCCTAAGCCTGCGGCAATGTTGCGTGTGGTTTGACCCGTGCGCTGCATCAGGCTTGGCCTTTGTGGGGGCGTAGTGCCTTGTGGTGGCGGGATGTCTGCATAGACCTGGCTCGAGGGTAACAAGACACCTGATGGTGTTGCTGTTAGTCCTGGTGCTTTAGCCATGACTGAGCGTGCATCGCCAGTGACAACACCCTGCCGCTTCAGTTGCTCGATCACATCAGCTTGTTGCTTAGCGGCTGAGGCCTGCTGAGAGGTGCCGACGTTATACGTTTGTTGTCGTGCCCTTCCTGTAGCCCCGGCATCAGTTGTGCCTTGCATCTGCCGGGTATGCATGGGATCGGTTGGAATCGGTGCCGGCGGTGTGCCAGCACCTGCTCGAGCAGCATTTGCTTGAGCGGCCAGGATTGCCCGTACATCACGAGCAGCACCCATGCCTTCTTTGCCAATGTCACCGAGCTTGCTGGCAGCAGCACCGGCACCGGCGGCCATCAGATCCGCTAAGGCTTGGGCTTTGGCTTCTGGGTCCTGAAACTTGCTCAGGAACTCTTCCATCAAGTTTTGTTCTTTGGCTTTTGTCTCTTCTTCTTGCGCCCCTTGAGCAGGCATGTCCGTAAAGCCACCAAGCTTATAAATATCTCTGACATAAGCTTCCGTAGACTCAGGCAACTGTCCTTTTTGCGGATCAGTTAAATACGCCAGGTTGGGGCCTGCGTTGTAAGCAATAGCCGCCAGCATCGGATCATTATTAAAGCTATCCAAATGCCTGCGCAGGATGTCAACGCCGATACGGATATTGCGGGTTGGGTCGGCTAATTCCTTGGGATCGTAGCCATACATCTGAGCCGTGCCAGGACGCACCTGCATGATGCCAACCTCATCCTTACTACCCATGGCTTGAGGATTGAGCTTGCTTTCCTGCCAGGCCAAAGCTAAAGCAAATCGAGGTGGGACACCCTTCTTCTCAGCTTCTGTAATGATCAGATCAGCAAACTTGGCTTGATCAGGTGATAGGGTATTCAGAAAGGGCAAAACGTCTTTGTCTTCCATCATTTAACCCCTAAGCGATTGCGTATGTCCTGAGACGCGCTAGTTGCACCTGTGGATGGACCCGCGGCTGTTCTAGTCCTGGACGGAACTTGCAAGTCAAGCGAACTAGCAATCTGTTGAATGCGTCCAAGATAAGAATCAACCATGCTGTTGTATTGGTCAGAGTCTTTGAAGTCATCAATCGTCTGTTTGCTTTGACGCAGGCGTCTTGCAACGTCACGATCAAACTCAGCACGAGCTTGCAGCATTTGAACCTTGCGCTGTATGGTGGCCGGGTTATCCATCGGCGAAATAGAAGCCAGCGCAAACAACTCACGCTCAAAGTTAGAAACAGATCCCTGGCCCTGAGCCAGCTTGGCTTGCTGCAGTTGGATGTTGGCCATCGTAGATAAAGCCAACTCATACTTGTTGATGGTGGATTGATCAAGGCCAATGGTGCGCATGGCATCAATCAATGACCCAGCTTGAATCGTCGTGGCGTTGGTACGCACACCGTCGTTAACCAAGCGCAAGATGGAAGATGCCACATCAGGTCTGTTCACAATACCGAAGATCTGGCTGGCATCTTTGCCACTGGCAATTGTTGAGAGCAAACGATACTGAGCCAGGCGACCCGTTACATCACCCAGTCCAATAGCTTCTTGCGTGCGCTCAGTCTCTGCTTTGGCCGTTCCCTTAGCACTTTCTATAGCAGCAGCTTTTTTCTCTTCAAGAGAAGCCTCGGAAACAATACCGCGATCTTTTAAATACTTCTCGGCAGCGGGAGAGCCTTGCTTGCGAGCCTCTTCATACTCTTCAAATTGCTGCGCCGTCATACGCGCAGGGCCGAGCACCGTTGGGAAGATGTCAGGCTTTTGCTGACGGAAATCAGCAAGTTTTTGTTGATTGCTTTTTCTAACAAGCACGCCATCAACAAATACCAAGTCCTGCCGCTCATCTTCACGCAGCTTGCGTATAAATTCAGCAGTTGCTGCAAACCTGGGATTGCGTGACATCAAGACTAAGTCCTGATCTGTCAGTGCATGCATGCCGCTTTTTTGCGCCGATGGTGGCACAGCTTCAGTTTTAGGAGCGGCAGTAGGTGGGGCGGCAGTAGATGGGGTAGCAGCAGGCTCTGTTGCAGGAGCACCAGCAGGAGTACCCGAAGGGGCTGCAGGAGCAATTCCAAGGCCAAGCTTAGGCAGGATGCGCTTATCCATCTCAGCAGCTTGCGTAAGCGCCAAGTCAGTAGCTGCCAACTCCCGCTGCATGGCTAAACGCTCAAGCCTTTCCTTGTCCGCAGCCGTTTGTGCTGGACCTACCTGTGCTGCCACATTGCTTAAGGCTTCACCAAACGAACCTGTCTTCGTTGGCGACAAAAACCCTTGAGCCATGGCCAAGAGGACAGGATCAAACATCTGACGACGATTTTGCAGTGCATCGGTTAGTTCTTTTTGGATGCGCTGCAATTCTTCAATTTTGGTTTGCTCTTCTGTCGATTGACCAAAGTAGCTAACCGGCAAATTGCTTAGACCACCTTTGGTGGATGTGCTCATAGCTTATATCCCGTGCTGATCAGGTCGGAGGACCAAGAATCTCTTTGACTTCGTCGGGCAATCCAGGGTCGCCTATTGTTACATTTCCAGAGCCGCTACCAAAGATCTTGCCAATAAAGTCTTCAATCCTTGGGCCAATACCGCCACCACCTTGCGGATAGGCAGCACCGATAAGCGAGCCAAGGCCTGCCATTTGTTGGAACACGGAAGGTCCGTAACTAGGTGCAGGACCCTTGTAAGTTTCCGTTGTGGTAGTGGGGTAGCTATAGCCACGCAAAAGCTGCGCAACATTCTGAGCACGCGTAACAGGCGCATCAATCTCTGCCTGCCTTAAACCACGCTCAATCCCCCCTAGTTCAGCCATCGACTTTAAAGTGCTGGTTCCGGCCTGCGCTTCGAGGCCGCCTAAGCCAGACAAAGCTTGCGTCGCTCCAATCAATCCTTGCTGCTCACGCAGTGCAGCTTCCACAGCCTTTTGATAATTGGCTGACATCAATTCAGCTTGCTTGCCAAGCAGGTTAGCTTCAACGTCACCAAGGGTCTGCCCGAGAGCACCCGCATAACGCTGACTACCAAACCCGCCCTGGCCAGCAAAGGCACCCTTTAGAAGGGGTAGTAAGTTGCGCTGAACATTAAGCCCTGACTGACGCGCCAGGTTATCCATGACATCTTGCTCAAATGGATCGCGGAACTTTTTGATGGTTTCACTATCAATGCCACCAGCGGCTACTTGCCCTGCTGTTAAAGCTTCATCAAGTGGTGATTGATAGCGCGTCAGCGTTGTTGGCGCATCACTTATAGCCGTCTCTTCGAGGCCGTCTTTTTTCATGCCAGCAACAAGCTCTGTGCCGGCCTTGGGCGTAAATACCGCAGACGTGCCAGTACCGGCGGTGGACCCTAAGTTGCTAAGGCCCGAGGTTGCAAGCTGAGAAAGATAATTGGTAAGGTAATCAGGAGCCTTCTGCGCAGTCTCGCGGAAGGTTTCAACATTTGGTGGCGCTTCGCCTTGAAAGAGGCCCATAATCCGCTCCTATTTGCGCGATTTTAGATAGTCCAGCGGCGATTTCAAGGCCGGCGGTGGCAAGTCCTTCACTTTGGTTGAACGTGCCCGTTCACGAATCGCATGCATCATCTGGTAAAGCTTCTCAGTACCTGCTTTGGTGGAGCCATTGCCAAGTGCGGCAACCACATCGGCTGGAAAAACAAATTCACCATCGGCCAGCATGGCAGGAATGTCATCAGACTGGCCATCGCCAGGCCCTTCAACATGCTTGCCATCACGAAAGTCCTGTCTGGATAGGCCGCCTCGAGCATACATGAAGGGCAGTGGCATAACCTCACCGCCTGCTGCCATGACTTGACCGCCAAGGATTGAATCCAGTGATGGCACCTTGCCGTAGCTGTAATAGTTGGATTCTGGATTAGCCCCTCGCTCATCAAGATAGCGCTCTAGGCGTGGATCAATGTTCATGGGAGCCTCTTCAGTTAATCGGGGCAATTTTGCCAGGGGACTAATAAACTTTTCATCAGTGACTTTAGCCTCAAGCATCTGGCCTAACAAGCGGCCTAATTCACCCGAAGCACCTGTGGCCAACAAGGCGGCTGGCGCACCACCACCCTGCGTTGATTTGGTCGGCGTTGATTTGGTCGGCGGTGTCGCCGTCTTGACTTCCGTGTCAATTGTTACAGGTGGTGGCTCAGGAGGCGGCAAAGGCGGTAAAGGCGGTGACTCAGGAGGCAGTGTATCGACCTTGATGCCGGGCACGGTATCGTCTTTGACGCCGCCAGGCACCGTTTGATCGGTAATGACAAACGTATCGTTACCGCCACCACCGGGCAAAGTTTCCTGGATGTTGGTCTTAATGTCGGTTACTACCGTAACCGTTTGGCCCGTGGTCAGATCTGTGTTGATTTCTGTTTTGATACCGCCCGTGGTATCAACAATGACCGTTGATTGCGTATTTTTCGTGAGCGTTGTCGTTGTCGTAATGTCAGTCGTGTTATCAGTGTCTGTCACTACATAAGATTGACCATTAACTTTGGTTGTTATCGTGCCGTTGTTATTTGATTCACTGGTAAATGTAGTGTCGCCGCTTACAGTAACCGTGCTTTTAATGCCCGTAGCTGCGTCTACCTTAGTCGTGCTAGTTGTATCGCCACTTACTACCACGGTGCTTGTAACCGAGCCTGAAACAGAGGTATCAACTGATACATCCACACCGCTTTTGCTGGCTGCACTGGTGGCGGCTGCAATAACCGTATTGCTATCAGCCCCTGTAGCTATGGCCGCTGCCACGGCTGAAGAAACCGATGATGCGGCTGTTGATGTGACATCGCCTGTTGTTTTTGACGTTGCATCAGTGGCCGCGGTTACAGCAGAAGAAACGATGGTGGCAGCGTTGCCGCCCTGACTGATTGCTGAAGTAACTGCGCTGTCAACGGCTGAGCCAGCAACAATCGTGGTATCTGTACCGCCTTTTGTTGTGGCTAAAGCTCCCACGGCGCTTGATACAGAAGATGCAACAGCGGTGTTTAAATCACCGCCAACCAAGGCAGTAGAGACAACCGCTGATGACACGGCACTATTAATTGTGCCAACCGTATTAGCTCCCATATTATTTGCTGCTGTAACTGCTGACCCTACTGAAGATGTGATAGCGGCAGTGCTATTGCCACCCTGAATAACCGTGCTTGTAACAGCCGAGCTAACCGCATCAGCCGTGACAATTCCTACATCAGCGCCTGACTTGATAGCCGTATTAATGACCGTGCCAATAGTGCTTGTCAGGTCCAAATTATTGTTAACCGCTGAGGCAATAACAGTTGATGCAGCATCGCCGACACTTTGTCCAGCATCCATTGATCCAGTCATTAACGAGGACACAATGGTTTGAGAATCTTGACCTGACTTGATGGCCGTATCCATAACATTTGTGACTGATGTGCTCAAGTCTTGGCCTTGACTTAAATTTGTTTTTAAGTTGTCAACAAGGGCTGTATCCGTTTGTGTTATAGCTGTAATGGTTGATGACGCTTTGCCACCCAAAGGACCGCCAATAACGCCTGCTGTCAATACAGCGTTTGGATCAATCCCGCCTGTCATGACAAACTGTTTGGCAGCCTCACCTGCCATCTCTTCAGTGCCTTCTTTGATGGTTTCGCCAGCACCGGCCTTGGTTACCGTGCCCACCTTGCTGCCAAGCGTTTGACTTAAGTTAGCAACCTCATTGGTCATCCTGCCGGCAATGGCCTTAATGGCAGGGATCTCCCACAAAGGTGAAAGCAATCCCTCAGCAGCGCCTTGAGCAAAAGCACCAGGGGAAGATGCCTGTGCTGCCTGCTGTGGCGTAAGGCCAAGATCCTCGAACCCTCTTTGCAGTTGTTCTTGTGTTAATCCTTGTGTTTCCACAAAGTTTGTAAAGGCATCTGCTGCTGCAGTTGCGCCTACATTGCCCGTAAGCCTGAGCACTTTGGCGGCGATGGCCAGCGGTATAAGTTCTTCTGATGTTTCTTTTGCGCCCCACCAAAAAGCAGCGCCAGGGTTTTGTAATGCTGCCTTGCCAAGGGCGAACACTTTATTGTCAAAGCCTCTAGCCTCATCAACTGCTGTGTTAATTCTCTGGGCACCAACAGCAAGTTCAGGCACTGCCACATCACTTGCCGATGTTGCTATATCAGCAAGCTGTCGCAAGCTTGAAGACACTATGTTTGCCGGATCACCTGTGATGCTTGATGTTGCGCCAGCAATAGCACCTGCTGCTGCGCCTGTCAGGTTAGTAACCAATGAATTGATGACGTTCTGCGCACCTGATGCTACTTTGCTACCTGCTGCTACGCCGCCTAAAACAGTGTTCTTAAATTCATCAAATGTAGTTGGTGCTTTTTCATAAACATCTGATGGTGGTCGGTAAGCCACCTCAATAGGTAAAGCTACTCGTTGACCTGCTGCCACCCTAGGAGATTGTGAAATCAAATAAGCCTGATAACGCTGATCAAGTGTTTTGGGATCGATGCCAAGCTTAGGATCGCCAACCACAGCCTTGAATTCTTGCGGTGACATGATCCGTGCTGTCGTTGCATTGTTGGCATCAAATCCCAACGGCGTGCTCATGAGAGAGCGTTCCCACTCCGTTGCGCCTGAAGTGTCAATTCCTTTGACTTGCGTGGCTGCTACGGATGGCGAGTCAGGCTTAGCCGTCTCATAAAGCTTGCCGTTATAGTTAAACGACGCACCCTTGCCGTACAGCGTCTCAGCAGCTTCGCGTGCCTTTTCAAGGCTCGGTTGGTTGCTAATTAACTGCGCCTCAAGCCTAGCCAAATCGTAATTGGTGTAATCCAACGAACCCGCTCTGAAAGCACTCTGAAGTTTTTGTGCAGCCTCTACACCCTCGAATTCAAGGGCGCCCGAGGCTAATGCCTGTGCGTAAGTCAGCGCATTGTCAAAGCCAGCAAACTCATCTGTGCCTGTCGGTGTGCCTGAGATGTCGGTTTGAATAACAGCCCTTGGATTAGCAACCAGACCAACGGCCACATCAGCGGCCTGAGCCGCCTCTGCATCGGTTGCGCCAGCGTCTTTGGCCGCTGTGAATGTTCTTGTGGCCAGATCCTGTTTAGCATCAAGACTTTCTTGCCCGGCAGTGGTAAGGCCGGCTATGTCTAACTGCTCAGACGTTAAATTCTTTAGACGATCAACCGTCCTGCCAAGATTCACTGCTGTGGATGCAGCAGCAACAAATTGCCCCTGATCCAGTAAGTTTTTAATACGCAGTGCCGTACCGGCAGTAGTTAGTTCTGGTGTATTTGATAAGTCACCGGCAAGAATTGCTGCAACGTCATACTGCCCATTATTTAAAGCGTCAACAACTTTGGCTGCTTTAACCGCATCATTGACTGTAATGCCACCACCCAAATCAAATGATCCAACCTGTGGCATGACATCAGAGCCAAGCAAGGATGTAGCAATCCGAAATGGGTCTTTGCTTTCAACAGCCTCGTAGACATTAACGGCAGTTGCAACCACGGGAGGCAGAAATGCCTTTGCAAAGGCTGTCCAGTCACCCTCCATGGCGCCTCGTATGGCTTTGTAAGCCACTGCAGGAATTTGCCATGGCCCTGGCACAAAAGACAGTGCTGAAGCAGCCATATCAAGGAACGCCAGGCCCATGTCCTGCTCTACGGCACCCTTGTACATCTTAGGATCGCCAACAGGAATCAGATTGTCGCCATCAGCACGATAAAGCTGTGCCATGCGTTCACGATTAGGGCCGCCTGTTTTCCCTGCCAGCATGAAAAAAGCATTGCCCTGAGCAATATCTTCAGGTGTTATTTGATCTTGCCCAACCTCTTGCAATTGACCATTAACAACCTTATAAGCACGAGCGTCTGTTGATGTGTGGCCATAAACAGCATTCGCAATGACAGGATTGTTTTTGGTTAAGTAGTCAAGTGCTGTGGCTGGTGCCGCCTGATAGCCACTAATGTAAGCATCTGAGTCGCCGCTTCCTGGCGAATAAATTGGCGTCTCAACAAAACCAAAAGGTGCTTTAGCTGTTAAATCTTGAGCATCAATACCAGCCTTCCAATCTGCAAGCTGTTGAGCCACTGATTTACCTGGACCTTGCTCGGTATCATAAATTTCACGAAATGTTGGAATGGCCACGCCTTTGTAGTAGCCAGATCCTCCAAGCTGTTCAGTTACATTGCCGAAGCCGCTAGAAAGCACGCTGCCAGGCCTGAATGTTTCAGGGAAAATTTGCTCGTAAGTTTTGCCCGTCGCACGCTCAATATCTTCTTGGGATACACCCCATTTTGTTGCTTCAGCAAGGGCAGCAGCCTCAGTTGGATTGGTAGCCAAATAATTCAGAATGTTCTGATTCATGGCATCAAGGCCAATGCCACCCTGACCAATTGCTGAACGATAAGCCGCTGAGCCAATGGGAGCTATGCTCCCCGTACCTGATGGCGTTAGGCTTACATCAGCCGTGGGTGTCAAAGTAGACAGACCACCTTGAACAGGTGCTGCAGGCGCAGAACTTGCCTGGTATGCCTGATAGTCTGCATAACTAGGTTGCGCTGCAGTTTGTAATGGCCCTGAATTGATCTTATCAACATAAGAAATAGGCCCAGCACTTCCTAAAGCTTCATCAAGATTGACGCCATAATTCTGCATGGCGGCATTAACCAAGGTCTGATGATCATAACCTTGACTTTTTAAATCGTTATAAAGCGTGCGCAGATCTTCTGGTGAAATAGACAAGGCCATGTCAGGTCCTCGTATTCATAGCGCCAACAACAGCCTGCGCCCAGTCTTGCCAGTCCTCGAACCCATAAGGCTCAGGGATCGCTTCATTAGAAAATATATCAATAGCTTTTAGTCCTGTGCCCCATGACTTCCAGTCTACCGAAGGCCCAGGAATTTGCAGTTGTTGGCCAGCATAAGCCTCACACATGAGGGCTGCCCATGAGTCAAAGGTGTGATACCGCGGGTCATAAACAACGGCCAAACTCATGTTGAGTAACCCCTTACATCGCCTTCATCAGCACTGATCAAGATCTTGCCCAGTTGATAGTTGCCGCCTGCGACGTTACTGACAAATTTTAACCGCAACTCACGGCGCTGCTCTTTCATATCTACCTTGCCTGTGCCTGGCGCAAAGGTATAAGGTCCTGTCGTGCTGTCTTGCTCTTGGGCATAAGGCCTGCCTGTCACATAGATTTCCATGTCTTGTGACTGCACAAAATCAGGCTCGACACGCTCAACCCTTAGCCACTTATTCTCACCCACCGGCGAGGGCTGAGAAGGGCCGCCAGAAACAAGGCCAAGATCAGAGGTCTCAAAATAACTTTCAATAGCATTGGCTTGTGTAAAGACAACTTCATCCGTGCCCACTTCATGCTGCCATAGCGAAACAAATGACATCGTCGTATTAACCGTAAGTTCAAAATCAATACCGCCACCTGCAAGGGTTGCGGTTAAGGTATCGCCTACCTCATAGCCCGTTCCACGATCATTAATCTGCACAGAAGTGACTGCATTGCCTGACACAACAATGGTTGCAGTAGCGCCTGATCCTGTGCCGCCTGTTAGCGGTTCATACGAGTAAGTGCCATTGGTATAGCCTGAGCCATCATCGGTGATGGACGTATCAAGCACGCCACCCGTGTAATTCGTTACCCAGCCAGCATTGACGGGAAAGCGAAAGACTTGCGAGAAGTAACCCGCGGATCTTCTTGCGCCCATCGCCGTGCCAAGGTCATACCAGACATTCTCACGAATGTTATAAATCACTGCATCGTTGCACTCGGTTGAGTTGCCACGAGGATAGAACCACCAGATCTCTCCAAACCTTGGAACCTTGGTAGCGTAGACCTTTTGCCGTTGCGTATAGTTTAAGTTGTCAAAGAACCAGTTTTGGTTAAACGGATTTGGGATCTCTTTAACCACACCGTTATAAAGCAAGAAGCGATCAACGCCACACCAGTAATAGATGCCGTCATACTCAATTACTGATTGAGCAGACAAAATCGAGCTTTGCGAACTGATGATGTCGTAACGCCAAAAGGTTGGCGGTGCAAAGTTACCTGTGCCGGCCACACCCAGCGAGGTTGGCGCAAAGGACACGCGCACAAGCGAGTCAAGCGACCAGAAAAGTCCTGACGGTGAATTTGAACCGCCTCGGACTGGTAGACCCTGAACAATCTTGCCTGTAGCTACGTTCACTGCGTTAGCTTCAGCAGACACCCAATCGTCTAGATTGCCTGACGCACAGTTGCGGATCAGGCCATCATTGCCATACACAAAGACATAAGGGTGCAACGAGACGACGCCGCCTGATACCGACACTTCGTTATCAAAGGTCAGTGTCGTATTGGTCAGTGTTGCTGTGGCCGCGGTATCGAGCACCAACGCTGTTAGCTGTACGGAAGCCACACGCGTGCCTGCTGGAATTCCTGGCCCTGTTACTAATTGACCTGCGCCGATGTTTAGATTGGTTGTGGCTAATGTCACTGCTGTTGATGCATTAGTAATGCTAGCAGCTACTTCTGTAAACACGCCTATCGGTCTAAAGTTTGTCCCCGTAAAATCAGCCGCCAGGACCGGCGTATTGATCTCTGAACTGATATTGCTTAAGTCCTGCGAAGGATGTGCTAGAAGCTGGTTTTGACCACTTCCTGAGGCATCTTTGAAGGTATCAAACTGCCAAAGGTTTTCAGCACTTGGCGTAAAGCAACTATCAACCGTGGCCACTTGAAATGAAAAGCCTGAGCCACCGCCAAGACTGGCATTATCAACCGTAAGCTTGTCATAAACCAGATAACCAAACCCGGCACCTGTAATAGTGACGCTGGAAACCGTACCGCCACCGCCTACGACAACAGTTGCTGTGGCACCAGTGCCCGTGCCTGATGTAACGTATTCCACTGGCAAACCGTCATAAGTTCCTGGGGTGTAACCTGATCCTGCAACCAAAACATTCGTTGTCAGAATGCCGCCGCCAAACGTAAAGTCAGTAATGCCTGCGCCAACCCCGTTATTGTTTACAGGAATGACTTGAACGCCATCACTGTAGCCGCTATAAATGTTGTTATAAGTGTTTTGAGGCACTAAATAAATGCCCCGCGAGGGGCCGGCAAGTTGATCGGTGATTTGACGGTAACCGCCAATCTTACGAGGCCTGCCTCGTTGAAACCTTACCCAGCGGCCATCAACATAAAACTCGCGATCAAAGACCGTGCCATCACGTTGAATGCCAGGCTTGGTGTCAAGCGCAAAAACACGCTTGGTCATTAGAACGTGCCCCCACTAACGCCGCCTGTAAAGTTGCCCGTGCCCGTTACGTTGATACCGTTTGCATCCACATCTACAATCTGATTGCCGAGTACCGTAATACCAAAGCGACCTGCGCCAGGTCGATAAACACCTGTATTAGTCTCTGAGCTAAAGTTGAGGCTTGGACTTGCAGCAGATCCATTAACAAGACTAATTGCCGTGCCGCCTGCTTGCGTGGTATTTGCATTTAAAACATTGGTGCCATCACAAAATAAACTAGCCTGTCCTGATGCCGGAACCGTGGCTGTAGCTGCGCCTACAGCACCCGTTGAAATGGTCAGCGTTTCACCGCCTGGTGCTGAGCATTGATTGCTAATGACGTAAAAATTGACAACCGGCGGGATGATGACAGTGACGTTACCTGATAAGGTCCCTGTAAAAATCATCAACGTATTGGATGCCTCACTGGCGGTCAGCGTAACCGTGCCAGTAGTCACTGCTTTGGTTAAGACGCCAAACTCAAATTGGGTACTAACGCCATAACCTACCGTGATAAATGCCGTACCCGTGCAAACAATGAAAGCCGACTCGCCCGGTTGAAATGCTTTGGCTACAGCACCATCAAGCAATTGACTTGATGTGGTATTGATCGTTAAGGTGCCCGTGCCATTATTTTTGAGCAACATAAACCAGTTGTTGCCCAGCGTTGCAGCTAAAGGCAGTGTGGCAGACCCCGCACCGCCACTCCAAATATACGTTTGCGCCCGATCAGTGGTTGCAAAGGTTGCCGCATCGACTAACGAAATAACAGGATGGCTTTGATTGAGCGTAGCGCCACTAGCGACTAATCCTAAACCTGCAAGCGTGCCAGCATCAGCCGATGATGTACCCGTGCCAAAGGCAATATTGCCCCAAGTGCCCGTAGCTGTTGGGTTGGCTGTGATGTAAACGTATTTGGCTTCACCTGCAGCAATTGATACGATGGTATTAGTACCTTCGTAGTCCTTCACAGTAAATGTTGTTGCACCAACATTTCGGATCAAAGCATCTTGGCCAACAGAAGCTTGATTGGCTGGGGGCATGTAAAGCGACAAACCACCGGCAGTGGCTGTCACGTTCATGATCCTGGCAGCAAAATCATCGGTTGCGTTGCCGTTGATGGGCCACTCAAGCTGCGTATTAGCTGAGAGCGTGACAGCCCTAAACGAAACATCCGTAGGCTGTATGACGTTACCTGTAAAGGGTGAGTTATAGCTCATAGTTAACTATCCACAACGACGGCTTGACGATCTGCCACGCGTAGCTTGTTCTCGACTGTCAAGGATTCGAGGATCATGGCAAGCTGCTCGCCGTAGTCTTTGGCCTTGTCATAGTTCTTTAAAAACATAGAAGCCTCAACCAAAGAGCCATAAAGCATGGCTTGCGGCGCGTAGATCGTGAACCAGTTGGTTTGATTGGCAGAGTCTAGCGGCTGAATGCGCTCGTAATAAAGCACTTCAAAGTTATAGGCAGCATCAGGCGTTGGCGCGATTAGCCAGTGCGTGTAATCGTAGTCAGCGTAATACTTGGGCACATCCTCTTGCGCAGGATCAGGCCAATACTCACGCAGGTATTCCATGGTCCTAAGGAAAATGGGAGAACGCCTTCCTGCCACTGTGATGTTCATGGAAACCGTTTTGTGCCAACGTGCTGGCTTATCAATCACGTTAGCGCCTTGAATCATCGCGCTGGTTTGCACGGTCAAGATGCCAAGAATTTTTAAACGCGCTGCAAGCTTTTGCTCAGTCAAGCCA